ACGTATTCAATCGCGTTTGTTGATACCGATGGCTCGTATGTGTATCTTTTGAACAAAGACGTTAACTTCATCCGTGAAGCCTACCCAAAACCAACAGATTTAGGCTCTCCTAAGTACTACGCGCTATTTGGCCCGCAGTCTGGTAATGCGGCAGAACTAACATTTATTATTGGTCCAACTCCAGATGCTTCTTATAGCGTTGAGTTGCACTATTACTATTATCCAGAATCTATTACCACAGCTACAACCACATGGCTTGGAGATAACTTTGATACTGTTCTCCTGTATGGTTCGCTGGTAGAAGCGTATACCTACATGAAGGGTGAGGCAGACATGATTGCTTTGTACGACGGTAAGTACAAGGAAGCATTGGCACTTGCCCAACGTCTTGGTGATGGTCTGGAGCGTAGTGATGCATACCGTAGCGGGCAGTATCGTGTGGCTCCATTACCTCAGAATACAGGGGTTAGATAATGGCGTTTACGGGCAATTACGCCACTAATACGTTCAAGACGGGCTTACTTGACGGGGTGTTTAACTTTGATACTGGGACGTCTCAAGTATTTAAGATTGCCTTGTACACCAACGCAGCCACACTGGATGCGACTACTACCACATACACAAGCACAGGTGAGGCATCTGGCGGTAACTATGCGGCAGGTGGTCAGATATTGATTATTTCTCAGGTTCCCACGATAGGAAATCAAACAGGTATGGCTACAACGTACCTGTCTTTTACAAATGCTGCATGGGCAGGGTCAATTACTGCCAGAGGTGCATTGATCTATTTAGCAAATGGCACGACCAACCCAGCAATTTGTGTCTTAGATTTTGGAAATGACAAGACTAGTTCTAGCACATTCACCGTACAATTCCCAGCAGTTACAAACACTTCAGCAATCATAAGGATTTCGTAATGGCATTAGTAACCACAATTCACGGCGAGATGGATGACTCCCTTCTAGAAAAGAAAGAAGGCTCCCTCGACAATGACAACGAAACCACTTCATGGGTAGAGTATTGGTTAGACGGTGAATTAGTTCATCGTTCAGTCAACATGGCACTCAAGCGTTCCGTGGTTGGTACAGCAATCGCAGCATCCATAGCATAAAGGAAATATCATGGCTAATACCCAAGCAATGTGCACATCGTTCAAAGTTGATATGTTCAACGCTGTCCACGCGTTTAACGCCACAGGCGTACCTGCTCACACGGCAGGAGTTGCGGACACATTTAAAGCGGCTTTATATCTAACTTCCGCAACAGTTGATTCGACTACCACAGCGTATTCATCAACTGGTGAGGTTACAGGTACTAACTACACCGCTGGCGGAGTAACTGTTACGTTTGGTACTGCACCGTCGTCTACATCGACGACTGCGTTTATCACACCGTCCGCTTCAATTGTTTATACCACCGTTACGCTCTCTACATCTTTTAACGCTGTATTGATCTATAACTCTACACAGTCAAACAAGGCTGTTAGTGTTCATACGTTTGGCGCACAAACAATTACCGCAGGTACGTTTACCCTAACAATGCCTACTAACGACTCAACCAACGCGTTGCTTCGTTTGGCTTAAACCTTAGCTACGGAGGTAGCTAATGTTTGGATTTGTCCCGTTTAGTAGCGCCCCGTTTTCTGATACGGGGGCGTTAGTTGTAGTCGTTGCTATAACGGGAGTATCTGCGACTGGGTCAGTTGGAACAGTATCCACAAACGTTTCCGTAGGGATTACAGGCAATTCTGCTACTGGTTCAGTTGGTACTGTAGATGTACCACGGTCTTTAGCACTTACTGGCAATGCGGCTACTGGCGCAGTTGGAAGCGTAGTAGCCTCTTCAACCAATAGTGCTTCACTGACAGGCGTATCTGCTACAGGTTCTGTAGGAACGGTTGCCCCAAGTAGGTCTGTTGCTGTAACGGGCGTATCCGCCTCTGGCGCGGTTGGTAATTTAGGCACTACCTCTGGTGTTAACGTTACATTAGATGGAAATGCCACTGCGGGCTCTGTAGGCACAGTTACCACAAGCAGAAGTATTGCGTTAACAAAAGTTTCTGCCACTGGCGCAGTTGGCACTGTTGTTGCGTCCTCTGTTTTCAGTGTCGCCATAACTGGGGTTAGCGCTACAGGGTCCGTAGGCACTGTATTATTTTCTCGATCTGTTGGACTAACAGGCGTATCTACCACGGGTTCAGTTGGTTCTTTGGTTAGTGCGCAAGGTTTGGCGGGGGTATCAGCTACAGGTTCTGTGGGTGATGTGTCATTTGCTAAGTCTGTCGCACTTACGGGTGTGTATGCAACAGGTGCTGTTGGAAATGTATACCCTGCGTATTGGATTCCAATCCCAACCAACCAGACCCCAAGCTGGGCTTTAATTTCTACCACACAAACACCTAGTTGGATTACAATTCCGACGCCTTGATAGGAAACAAAAATGGCATTTGTTCTAGCGGATCGCGTTCAAGAAACAACCACTACCACTGGTACTGGCACCGTCACGCTTGCTGGCGCAGTATCAGGCTATCAATCCTTTGCCGCTGTAGGCAACGGGAACACTACGTATTACACAATCGCTGCTCAAACGGGTACAGAGTGGGAAGTTGGTATTGGTACGTATACTTCATCAGGGACAACCCTAAGTCGTACTACGGTTTTATCCTCATCTAATTCTGGTTCGCTGGTTAACTTTTCTGCTGGTACTAAAAACGTATTTGTTGATTACCCCGCAGGTAAAGCTCTTTATCAAGACGCTTCTGGAAACGCAAATGCTTTGGGTACTCCAGCTTCTGCAACTTTAACTAACGCAACAGGATTACCACTTAGCACAGGTGTAACGGGGCAGCTTCCTGTAGCTAACGGTGGTACAGGACTTTCTACAACTACCGCATACAGCGTTGTGTTCTCAGGAACCACGGCAACAGGAGCGTTCCAAGCCACGGCTGGACCCGGTACTTCTGGGGATGTTTTAACATCCAATGGGGCTGGCGTACTTCCCACTTTTCAAACACCAGTAGTAACTTTGCCTCCTGTGTCATTAAACGACATCATAATTAGTAGTAACTACACTTTCCCTGCAAATAAGAATGCTGTTAGCGTAGGTCCAGTAACTACGGCTTCTGGTGTAACTGTGACGGTTGGCAGCGGGCAACGCTGGGTCATTATTTAAGGATAAAAATGAGTACTATTTCAGCAGGAACCACAAGCACGACAGCGTTTGTATCTACCGCAGATACTAGCGGTCAGTTGGTACTTCAGACTAATGGCACTACAACAGCGGTTACGGTAGGAACAAACCAAGTTGTTACATTGGCACAGCCTTTACCAGTAACTTCAGGTGGTACGGGTGCTACGTCTTTATCTGGCGTTGCTGTAGGTAATTTGTCTGGCGGTTCTAATGGGACTATTCCTTACCAATCTGCTTCAGGAACTACACAGATGCTTGCGGTTGGGACAGCAGGACAGTTACTTCAAACAAACGGTGCTGGTGCTCCAACTTGGGTAACTGTTGCTAGCGGTTCTTCGTACACAGCAAAAACATCTGCATATACAGCGGTAGCGGGCGATAACATTCTTGCTGATACAAGTTCAGGGTCTTTCACAATTACATTGCCAGCGTCCCCATCTACTGGCGGGGTGGTTAATATTGCGGACTCTAAAGGTACTTTTCAGGCGTATCCTTTGACGGTTGCAAGAAATGGAAAAACAATTATGGGTTTAGCCGAAGATTTAATTGCAGGTACGTCAACAGCAGGTTTTGGTTTGGTTTACAACGGTACAGAATGGAGGATCATCTAATGTCCAATATCTCAAATTTTTCTTCAAATAATCCAAATCCCTATTCAGGAGTTTTTGGAACTGGGAGGTTTCAACCATTTTCCGTTAGTGGCACTTTTACAGTCCCAGCGGGTGTTACAACTGTGAGGGTTCGTTGTTGGGGTGGTGGTGCTAGTGGAAGCCCAAACGGATATGGTGGCTCTTCTGGTGGAGGGGGCGGTGGTTTTACGATGAAAACCATTACTGGTTTGACCCCCGCTGGCACCGTGGCTGTCACGGTTGGTATAGCAGGTGGTACATCAAGTTTTGGTTCTTATTGCTCCGCTACTGGAGGTAGTGGTATTACTGGTGGGTCTGGTTCTAGCGGAGATATTAACCATACTGGTGGTGCTTCAAATAGTCCTAATGGCGCTAATAGTGCTGGCGGTGGCGGGGTGGCTTCAATGTTTGGAAACGGTGGCGCTGGCGGTGCTCCACAAACCAATTACGCTGGTGGCTTTTCAAGTAGAGGGGGGGCTGGTGGTGGTGGTGCCGTTTATGGCAATTATGGTTTTGGTGGAGGTGGAACACAATTTGCTAACGGCGGTGGCGGTGGCGTTGCGGTATCCGTTGGAGCCACAGGTGGTGTTGCTACTCCGACCT